GTCGAGGCGGCGTAGGTGTCGTTCACGATGCGGATGCGGGTCGCCGTGTTCTGGCCGTAGACCTGAAAGCGGTGTGAGCCGGTCGCATAGGCTGGCGTGTTCAGACGGAAGCTGGCGGCGCCCAAGGTCTTGCCGGTGAACTGCGAGAGTTTGGACGGCAGGATTTCCTCGACATTCGGATTGACGCCGTAGGGCGCGACCGATGTCTTGAAATAGGCGGTGTTCACGAAATTCAGGGTGAAGGTGCGAAGCGTGGTGCGGCCGGTCGTGATGGCCTCTCCGCGCTGGGTCCGCATGTATTGGGTCGAGAACTCGAACGCGAACTCGTAGCCTTCCCCGACGACGACAGGCCCGGCGATCTCGCTGGCCGGAACCTCGACGATGTTGTCCGTGATCCAAATGTAGGTCGAGGGGTCGATCAGCGTTTCGGGGCGGCCAGCGAAGGCGTTGCCTCGAACCATCTGGAACCGGGCTTTCACCGGCTTGTAGGGCAAGATGAACTGCGTCGTGTTCGGCGTGGCCTGATAGGTTCCGGTCACGGTCGCCCGTCGATCCAGATGGATTTGATGGGTTGTCTGCACCGGGCGCGAGCCAGCGGTCAGGTTGACCCTCTCCAACCATAGGCCATCGTTTCGCTGAACCGTGAGGTAGAGCGTCCCCTTGAGGTAGGCGCCAGAGACGATCCGGGCGCCGGGTCCGAAATCCCATTCATGCCACGCGGACTGAAGCTTCTCGTCGGACGAGGCCCAATAGAAGTTGTAGCAGTAGACCTTGCTCGGGGCGCCGTTCGTCAGGACGAATAGAGCCGACAGGTCATCGGCCGGGATCAGTGCGTGGACGCCCGCCGGGATGTAGCGGTCGCAGTGCGCCGTCACGTCCGAAGCCGAGGTCGTGTCCGCCCCGGCGAGCCGGGTGTATTCCATGACCTTGGCGAAGCCGCTGTTCTCGACAGCGAAGTAGATTTCGGAGCCGAGCGAGGCGAGGCCAGCGACGGTGTTGACGGTGTAGTTCGTCGTCGGCCGGATCGCGAGCGACGAGGCGTTCAAGCCGAGTTCGCCGTGCGAGAGGCTGAACTGCGTTTGGTCGGACGTGAGCAGGATGCCGTCATTGTGTGTGGTCGCATCCAGCAGAGGCGAGACCTTGGTCGAGGTCGCCCCGGCGTCCAGCACGTCGCTTTCCAGATAGTCCGTTTGCGACATACGCCAGAAGTTTCCGAAGTCGCCGACGCACGAGAGGATGCAGTTCTCGTCGTAGAGGAAGGCCAAGCGGTTCTGATAGAAGAACACCTTGCGGATTGGGCGGCCGATGAAGCCGGGGTTCGGGTTGATGTCCGTGTCGCCGACGCGGCGGGGCGCCCACGAGAACGGAGCGAAGACGAAGCTTCCATCGGCCTCGCGGACGAGGGCGTGGGGCATGGTCTTGTAGTCGATGGCGTTGACCAGTCCGGGCTTGACGCATTCCTCCCACACGCCGCCGCGACGGACGACGTAGTAGGACATGAAGCTTCCCGTCTCGTCGCCTTGGACGCGGTAGATGGCGCCTTCGGGCGGGGGCGTGTCGCCCTGATTGACGGGCGGCAGTTTGTCGAAACGCTGCACCGTGCCGGTGATGACGCCAGCGGTCGGGTTCGGCGGATAGGTGTAGGTGCTGCCCGGCGCGTAGGGATCGCCGTTCGCATCGGTGCCAATCCGGCGGTTGAGCCAGATTTGCTCGGCTGGATCAGCTTGGGTGTCGGCGCCCAGCGCGCCCATGGCGCACTTCATCCGACGATTGGTGATGAAGGTGTAGTCCGCGACGCTGAACGCCGAGATGTCCGTGCCGTAGTCCTCGACGGTCGAGAGGTAGGCCCAGCCGCCGGGGGCGGTGACGGGCTTCTCTTGGCCGGTGAGGGTGTCGAACACCTTGATCTGGCCGTCTGCGACGATCACCACATACTGCTCTGTGGAGTCGCGATTGATGGTGTGGATGTGTGCGTTTTCCGGCGCGGTCGGCATAAGCCGAGCGACGACCTCGGAAGGTGCGCGTTTGGTCAGGCCCGTCGCGATGGACGGCCAGCCGTTGGTCAGGCTTTCGAGTTGATCGGGCGAGCGGACCAGCGGCGATTGCTGCGAAACGCCCCCGTGCAGGGACGGCAGCGAGCGGGTCACGAGGCTCACTTATCGGACCTCCAAGCTCGGCCACGCCGGTTCAGTGATGCGGAAAGAGCCTTGTTGGCGCGGAAGATGTTGATGTCGGCCGAGGCGGACTGCTGGCGTTGCAGCGTCAGCCAAGCGCGTCGCTGATCCTCTTCGCCGAAGCGGTCGGCGGCTGGGTCGCCCACAACCCGAGCGGTGAACTTGCGACCGGCCGCGATGACGGCGTAGCCACGGGCGGCTTCCGGCAGGGCGTCGAACGTGAACGACCACTTGACGCGGACCTTGACCGGCAGGGCCATCACCCACGTCAGGTTCGCGGCGTCCCAGAGGCCGAAGCCTTTCGATGGGTGCTTTCGAACAATGATGTCCTGCGCCTTATCCATCGGGTCGATGTCGAGGGCGCCGGTGGGGACGGCGATAAAGCCGTCGATGTCGGGGGAGAGAACGAAGTCCTCATCGGTGTTGAACTTGAAGCCGTAGAGGCAGACTTCGCGAACGACCTTGTTCAGTTCGCCGAGCGCGATGGACTGGTCCACGATCTCGGGAATGATGGCGTTGACGGGAAGCTGGCCGATGCCGATCAGCATGTCGTTGACGGCCTCAAGTTCCGTCATGGGCGCAGCCAGCATGGGCGCGATCTCCTTCGGAACGAGGTGAAAAAAAGGACGCGCCCTCGTGAGAGAGCGCGCCCTTCTGGTGTGGCGGTTGCCGGTCGTTAGTTCGGGATGGCGCCGGTGCGGAGTTCGACAGCATCCGAGGCACGGAAGACATCGGTGCCGGTCATCTGACGGGCGAGGATGAGAGTGCCTTGCTTGCTGATCTGGTCTTCGGTCTGAACCGACAGGCCCTGAACTTCGGCGGTGCCGATGGCGTCCTTGGTCCAGACGGCGCCGACAGTCGTGCCCATCTTCAGACGGTAGCGGGTCGGGATGTCGAGGTTGGCCGAGTCATCGTTGCCGAACGGCGCGATGTTGGACTTGACGATCTTGATGCCGTCGATGGTTTCGAGCGTGTGCTTGCGGAGCGAAGCGTCGCCGCCGTTGTAGTCGCGGTTCAGGTTCTTGTCCGAGCGCGCCATCGCATACCATTGAAGGTTCTTCACGAGGCCGAACACATCGACCATATCGACGCGGACGTTCTTGCCGTCGAGGGCTTCCTTGGCCTTGGAGAAGGCTTCGAACAGCTTCGTGGCGTCGGTCGCCATAGCGGAGTCCACGACCGGGGTCGGTGCGCCGCCGCCCGAGGTGCCGAGCAGATCGGTGGCGCGAGCAGCCTTGACGACAGCGCGCATGGCGTTCTGGTCGAACTGGACGGCCAGTGCTTCAGCCAGTTGGCGAACGTATTCCGAGCGAATGTCGAAGTGGTTCAGGATTTCGTGGATGTCGGCGACGAACACGTCGGAGATCAGCTTGTCGTCCGAGGTCAGGATGATCTCGTCGTGGCCGATTTGCTTGCCGACGATTTCAGTGCCGGGCGTGTGGTAGGACGCGGTTGCGCGGCCGACGCGGGGGAAGCGCAGCGATTTGCCGTTAGCCAGCGAGAAAACGCGATGCTTGTCGCGCATGATGGTCATGCGTTCGTATGCCGCTTGAACTTCGCCGCCGAAGATGTCGAGCAGCAGGTCGTTGTTGCCAACGGCGCCACCGGCCTTAAAGCCGGGATTCGAGGGGGTGGAGTTAGCCATTAGGCTCCTTGATTGAGAGAGAGTTTTTGGCTCCCGTCGATCAATCGGAGTCCGCTGGCGCATGAGGTTGTGCGGTCGAAACCGGCCTCTTCGCAGCCGGATGTTTCCGCTTTGATTTGGGAGAAAGGGTTAGGCCGGGCTTTCACCGGCCGCCCGTCCGTGGACGGTCAGTTCCCGGTTTGCGCTGGGAACTGTGCGGCCCCGCTGGCGAGCCTCTATGGAGGCAGGCGGGCGTGGTCTTAAGTGTGCTTTAGAGCAGCGTTCCGGCTGCTTGCGAGCGGGCGACCTTTTCAGCGACCTCGGCCACATAGGCTCGGTCAGTCTGGTATCGGTCGGTCTTCATGGCGGCGACCATTTCCGACTTGGATCGGAACACGTCGCCGACTGCGGCGCCCGGCGTGGACTCGACGAACGAGCCTTCGGACGGATGCGCCGCCTTGTATTTCGCCACGAGCCATTCGACGCCTTGTTTGGCGGTGTTCGAGTTCGTGACGAGGGTATTGTAGCTGTCGATCTCGGCGGCGGTCAGGGACTTGGAAGCCCAATCCGACGCCGCGTCGAAGATGTCTTGGCCGCCCGCTGTCGCATGAGCCTGTTGGAATGCGAGTTGGGACAGGGCCGACAGGCCAGCAAGGTAGTTCTCTACGATGTTCTGCGGGACGCCCAGCTTCACAATCTCTGCGATCTGATCCTCGGCGGGCTGGCCCTTGGTGTCTTCGTAGTGCTTGGCGAAGGACTCGAAAGCGGTCGTGATCGGGTTCGCCTCGGCCTCGGCCGGAGCCTCCGGCTTGGCGGGTTCGATAGTCAGATCGTTCGGCTTGTCCGCTTGGTCTGCGGGCTTGTCCTCGGACTTGGGAGACCGAAGCTTGGCTTCCAGTTCCGCATACGATTTCGCCATGTCATCGACGCGGATCGTGCCCGCTTCCGCATCCCAGAATTTCTCCGAGATGTGGGCGGGACGCTCCGGCTTGGCCGGGGTCTCCGGCGCCGACAGGGAGTCTTTGTAGGTCGAGGGGTCTGCGCCCTCTGGAAAGGCCGACGCCGGAAGCTGGGAATAGTCAGGTGCGGGCGAGGTGGTCTCTGTGACCGGGCTTTCGAGGCTCATTAAGTTCCTTGGTTAGGGTCTTGGGTCGCCGCGCCGATGGCGGCTTCCGCGATGGCCGGGGTCGCGGCTTGCATGGCCTGTTGCGCCATGGCTTGCTGCTGCTCTTGGGCCATTTGGTCCTCCGTCTTCAGGAGGGTTTCGAGGCTTGAGACGCCGTGTTCATTGCCAAGGCGGCTCAAGAACGCGGGGGCGTTCACGAGGCTGGCGAAGACTTGCGGCGTCAGGATTTGGATGGCGTCGGCGGCGAACGTGCGGAGGCGGTTCACCTCTGCGGCCCGACCAAGCGCGGCCAGACCCGTCACAATCTTCGGACGGATGCCCTCGGGGATGGCGGGGATGAGTTTGCGCTGTGCCGCGACATAGAGATAACGGGCTGCAATCGGCTGTTGGAGTTCGGAGGCCAGCACCGAGAATGTGCCGCCCAAACCGTTTTCCAGTTCTTCGGATTGGCTGCGGATTTCCTCGGCCGTGACACGCTCTGCGTCGCGATAGTTGGCGACGAGGAACGCTTCTTTGACCCGCGCCTCAATGGTCGCGGTCACGTCCTTGATGACGGCGAAGTCCTGCGACTTGTTCAGACCGAGCGTCTGGATGGCTTCGGGTTCGCCATAGAGGTAGTCGCCGGATTCGGCCGCCGCGAGTTCCGCGACATCGAGCGACGAGTTCGGATTGACGACCGTGACGACGCGAGAGGCGATGGCCGCGAACTGCGTGATGGCCTTGTAGTTGTCGTCCATCGACAGGAGGTCGCCGAGATATTCGGTGACGTGGCTGCGGCCATAGTCGCTACCGGGAACGACGGTCCAACGCGGGGCGAGCCATCCAGCCTGATCGGTCGGGATGGGGTCGGACTTGGAGCCGGGGACTTCCTTGCCCTCGATCTCCTGCCAGTGCGTGACCTTGCCGTCCCGTTGTTCGACAACGGTGTAAACGTCGATCTGCTTCTCGTCCGTGTTCGGGTCGAGCTTGACGCCGAGGGCGGTGCGAACGGCCTCGGGGAGGGTCGAAGGCCAGACCTTCTCTTGGATGATGATGTCGGTGAACTGACCGTAGTTGTCCCGCTTCAACACGAACTGGTCGATGCGATAGACGCGAGGGGCGCGGTCCTGCGGCAGGTAGGCGACGACGTTGCCCGCTGCGATCAGTTGCTTGATGACTTCTGCCAGCGCGGGACGAACCTTGAGGTCGTCCATCATCGCGGCGGTCGTCTCGGCCACCTGCGACAGGCGGGTGTCTACGTCGTTCTTGTCGGCCTGAAGCTGCGCCGCCGCGAAGGCGTCGAGTTCCAGTCGGAAGAACTGGACCGAGGTCGGAAACAGGGTCGAGAGCAACCGCGCCGACAGGCTGCGGAGGCCGTGTGCGCCCGCCGACTGATAGGGTTGGGTCGGGCTGTAGTGTTCATTCTGGCCGATCTCTGGGATCAAGCCGGGAATGGTCAGCCGCGATGCCTCACGCGCCTTCTCCAGAACGGAGTTGCGGGCGACCGACAGCGCGCTGAAACGCGCTGCTGCGGTCTTCATGCGGTAGGGTTAGACTTTCGAAGAGAGGGTTCTGCTCGTGATCGCCAGCGACGGGCGCGCGAGGTCGGAGAGAGTGTTTCCGGTGGCGACGTTCGGCGTGGCCGGAAGCGTCGGGCTGGACGGTGTAGTCGTGGCGCCGGGGACGCTCGGTGTGCCCGTGGCCTTGCGGATCGTCAGGGAGCGAACACCGCTCTGACGGGCGCGGACAACGGCGTCGAGGCCGTCGAGATAGGGGTTGCGAAGGATCGGGGCGTCAGCCGCGACCGGCGCGGAAACCACCTTCGGTTTCTTGAAAAGGGAACACATGAGCGGTCTCCGTTAGAGGGCGTTCGGCCGCTCAAGAGATCGTTCGAACTGGCGTTGAAGTTGGCGGGCGAGATCGCGGCGACCGGCCGCGAACATCACTTCCTCAATCGTCTGGCCGGGGCGCGGCATAGGCTCGGGACAGAAGGTGTCGAGCCACTTGATGAGGTCGGGGATGTTGGTCGGGAAGGTGTCGCGGACGCCGTGAGCGGCGGGCTGGTGTCTGCTCA